CTGCAAAAAAGCCGCCCGTGGTGGGCTGCAATTCGTAGTTGTAAACCTCGCCGTCTTCTACTTCCACATAGCCCACTTCTGCACGCAACTCGTTTTTCGTGATGGCGTTCGCCGTCCACATCTGGATTGCAAGGGCCTCGCGCTGTGCAGGGTCGGGCTTAAGGGCTTCGATGTTTGTAGTGTCAAACTGCAGGCGAACGCCGGGGAACTCAGAGGCAAACGATAGCGCCATCTGTTCCTCCCATGCGTTCCACGTTGGTACGCGCGTCAAGGTCGTATACTCGCGGAAGGCCGTTTCTTTGTTGGCATACGTCGACGACAGCAGGCCAGCACGGGTCATAGCCACGGCAGGGTCCACGCGGAACGCGCCGCAGATGGCGACCTCGAACTGCGTGAACTGATCGGGTGCGCTCAAGGCGTTGATCGACTGACCCATCTCGGAATAGCTTACACCACCCGACAGAACTAGCGGCTTGCCAGACTGCGGACCCATGCCGCCGATCTTCTCGGCAAACTGTTCTTTGAGCTGTTCGACCACGGGGCTAGGCAGCATCTCCTGACTCGACAGGATGCCAGGGATAACGCCGCCGTTCTTGGCGATGCTGTACAGCGTCGTCATGAGTTCGTTGTATGCGTCGATGCTGATCGACGACACGACGATAGGCGACAAACCCAGATGCGGTTGCAGCGGGTCGATGTAATACGACTTGATGTGCACGACGTCGCGGACGTCGAAGGTCGTAGTCTGCCCAGCACCGTCGTCGTAGACGTAACCGTCGATCCATCCCAACGGGCTGATGTGCGGGACAATCTGCCCGTAGTTGTAAGGGTACAGACCGGTGATGCCACCCAGTATGTTGCGCGCCTTGACGATGTACGCACCGCCGCCGATGTCGATGTAGGTGCTTACCGTCTGCCAGAACTCGGCTTGCGACATGTACGGGTTCGGGTTGGCGAACAGCCGTGTCAGAGGGTGGGCCGGTAGCAAGTCGCCAGTGCTCGCATTTTGCGCGACGAGCGGCGCTTCGTTCAGCGTGTTCGCACGGACGGCGACACAAGCGGCAACGACGGGGTTTCCCTTGTAGCCCTCGACGACGCGCTTCTGGAACTCACTGTAATCCGGTCGGACATACCGAGACCCTACCGCCGTCACGCGTTGCAACGGAGCAGGGGCCTGCTTGAACACCGAACGGAGGCGATCGAGTATTGCCATGTGCTGCGAAGCTATAACAAAAATATCGAAATACGCAAGCTATTTTATCGGACAGTGTCCGACAAGTGCAGGTTACCGCACCCGCCCGTTAATGATGATGCGGTTGCTGACGCTGAACTCGCCCGTCTTGTCAAGGTCGACCGTGACGACGCCGTGGTTCCAGTGGTTGCGCGGGGCGTAGTGCGGGTTTAGATCGCACAGGCAGCCCATCGACCAGCCCGCGAATACCGAGCCGTCTAACGGGCGCTTGTGCATGTCAAAGGTCGTCTTGTGGACGTGACCGACTAAGATGTTGTCCTGCGCCTTCATGCGGTAGTTGCGTGCCGGGTTGACGCCGCCACTCCCGAACCATTCGTGCCCGTGGTCGATCCACAGCTTGCCGACCGTCAGCTTAGACCGTTCGCCGATCCACTCGATACCGTGACTGCGGAGCTTTAGCAGCTCGGGCAGCGTCGCCTCAGGTAAGCCCTGCAGGGCGTCTGCGTTCTTGGCGATGTAGCGCAACCACCGCTCTTCGTGGTTCCCCTCGCGGTAGATGATACGCACCTTGTCGCCGAAGTACCGCCGCAGGTGGGCCAGCATCGCACGAGCCACGTCCAGCTCCCAAACAAAGTTGCGCTTGGCTTCGATGCGCTCGTGCGTCGAAATGTTATAGCAGTCCATCGCGTCGCCGTTAATCACTAGCGTCTGTATGCCGTAGTCCCGCAGGTGCTCGATGGCCGTAAGGTACGGGCCGTGCAGGTGGCCGTCGTCGTCGTAGAGCGCATGGAACGGCCAGTGCAAGTCAGAGATGACGCCCGTCTTACTCGATGTAACGTCACAGATGGAGTCGGGCCGTAGGTCGCCAGCGATCAGATCCGTCACACCGTCGGACCGCTCGCGCCGTCGAAACTCGTTAGCGATCATCGACATCCCCAGCGCCTTCGCTTTGTCGTCGTTCATCTGGTCAGCACCAGTCATCGGAGCAGGTGGTAGCTCGCCCTTCTTGCGGAGTCTATACCGCTGCTGTGCTGTCAGGCCGTCGTCGTGCTGCACAAGCGCTTTCGTCGCCTGCCCACCGACAGATCCGTTGGCCCCACGTTCGGCCTTGACACGGGCGTCGCGTGCCTCGCGAATTAGCTCGAACTCTTCGGCAGTCATGCGGTACCGCTTGTTGCCTGCGCTGGTCAGCTTTGCCATAGGTTCGGTTCCTTCGTGACGTGATCGATGCGTGCCCTTGCTATCTCCAGATATTCGGCCTCGCGCTCTATGCCGATGAATCGGAAGCCTTCCATGATGGCGGCCTTGCCCGTCGAGCCGCTGCCCATGAACGGATCTAAGATGGTGCCGTTCGGCGGGGTCACCAGCCTGCAGAGATAGCGCATGAGGTCGGTAGGCTTGACAGTGGGGTGGTGGTTGGCGTCGCCGCGGTCGGCCTTGCTCGCCTTCGCGCAGTAGAAGAAGCGGGCGGCTGAGCCGGAGTCTGGCAATCTATCTTCGCGTGTGCGTTGGCGCTCTTTGCCCTTGCTTTGTCCGTTTGTAGGTTGTTGAGTTGTTCCGCAAAATCCACCACTGTTCGTCTGCGGAAACAACCCCACCACCTCCTCGCTGCCGTCGTGGATCAGGTTGGCGGGCCAGCGGCCTTGTCCAGATTCGCATGGGATGCGAGACCCGTCCACATTCACGCCACCCGTCCCCCACGTCAGGACGTTGTTCGCCACCGTGCCGACGATCGGCTTGCGTGCCACCGTGATAGGCTCAAGGGCGGGCTTTAATGCCGTGCCCCAGCCGGCCCACTCCTTAGCCGCAGCCGTGGCGGGGGCGGTGATGTTGAAGGTAGATGAATCAGCACCCCAAACTGTGCCGTTGTTGTTTCGCAAATCTTTTCGTGTGCTGATTGCGCTTGTACTTTGCCCCACCACCTCGCGCTCAAACCACGCCGCACCCGGCTGTCCTTTGTTGCCGTTCAATGTCCAGATGAGTTCGCGGATCTCGTCGGGGACGTCGTCGAGACTTAGACCTAACACGTCCAGCAGCTTCGGGATCTGGTCGAGCGTGGGAACAGCGGGCTGACTCTTGGTACTTGTCCAGTGCCCCGCCATGCCCGCAAAGCCAAACGCATCGTCAATATCTCGGTTGCTCTTGCCAGCGGCATCCCGTGCGGAGCGTATCCACGCGGTGACTTGATACACCTGTTCGGTATCGTCACGTTGCCTGTCGATCGCCTTGCTCACATCCAGCGACTTCGGGAAGCCTGACCCGTACACCCACGCGATCATGTCCCGGATCTCAAAGCCCGCATCCTCGATGCGTACCGCCATCCGATGTTGCGTCCGTGTCCCTGCAAAGGCCAGCAGGTGCCCGCCGGGCTTCAGCACCCGCAGGCACTCGCGCCAGATATCTTCGTCGGGAACGTCGTAGTCCCACCGCTTGCCCATGAATGACAGGCCATACGGCGGGTCGGTGACTATCGCGTCGATACTGTTGTCTGCCATCGTGCGCAGGACATCGAGACAGTCGCCGTGTTTCAGTTCAAACATTGTAGACCCTCACTCCAGAATCAAAGCCCTTCATGGCATACACCACCGCATCGACCATGTCGTCGTGGTCGCCCTCGGGGAACTGCAGTAGCTCACCCTCGAACTCTGGCGGCAGGGTCGCGCTGTGATAGACGAGGCCGTGCTCGTACTTGCCTAGCGTCGGCAGGAAACGGCTGCGCTTGTCACGGTCGGGATGGATCGCGTTCACGTAATACTCGCGCATCTCCATCTTCAGGTCTTCGACGATTGCCGCCTGGTACTGCACCGCCTCGATGTTGACGAACGTCGGCTGCCACTTCGCGGCCATCTTCTTGATCGCCGTCTTCGTGTCGTTGAAACCCATCTGCCGACGCAGCACGTCGACGATGTAGTAACGGTTCTCTACCTTGCCGACGACGGCGATGGCCGTATAGTCGGCGCCCTCTTTCGTGCTGATAGCAAGGTCGACGCCCATGTTATACTCGATGCGTTCGCCCTCGGCAGGGTGGCCGTAGCGGATGTCCTCACGGTTGACAAGGGCGCCTTGCAGGTCGATGAACTCAGCCATGTACTCCTGACGGAATACGATGTCAGGCGTGTTCGGATCTTCTTTCGCGGCCATGATTTCCCCCACGTCGATGAATGGGTTTGACGTCGTCGGCATCTGCCACGACTGCCAAGCCGCGTGCTTAGTGTCGTAGAGGGTCTTGAAATAGTTACCGCCAGCAGGGGTCGAAAGAAAGTACGCATCACCAAGAAAGTCCGCAAGAGCCGGCCGCACGACCTTCGTCCAAGCATCCTCGAGGTTCGGGCTGTGGGCTGCCTCGTCGATGATGGCACGGGCGTAACGGTTGCCACGGATCCCGTCAAACCTGTGCAGGCCAAACCAGTCCATACGAGCGCCGTTGGTGAACAGCAGCACGCCCTCGCTGATCTTCGCATCCTTCAGGATCGGGCGGTAAAACTCGGTAGCCTCTGACCATCGCTTTTCGTAGTCGACGGCCGTCGGGGTCATGTACACCACCGGCATACGTTGCGCGATCGTCTCCAGTGCCAGGGCAAACGCTAGGCGACTTTTACCCCACCGTCGCCCGCAGCATATCACGTTGAACCGCTTACGTTCGTCGATGACGCGGCGCTGGCCGTCGTGCAGGTCGATCGTTACGTTATCCTTCATCGGTCTCCCCTCCGCCCGTGAGCAGCTTGGCAGTGCCAAAGTTCAGCTTGATGTCGCGGGTGTCGTTGGTCGACACTTCGACCTGTTGACGCTGCAGGCGAGGCTTGACGAACTCGAGGATCGTGAGGTAATGCTTCATGAACGTTTCCGGGTCGGATGACTCCAGTTCGCGCATGTATCTCTCAAGGCCGTCGTTCATGATGTAGTCTTGCAGCTTCAGCCATAGCTCGCGCTTCGGTGTGGGTTTGTGCGGCCCCACAGCGTAGCTATTACCCTTCAGGTCGTGACGTGCTGCCACTGGTTAGTCTAGTTCCATTCCAGTTACCGCCTCGTGACTATCTGGTGACAATCTCTATACCGTTCGGCGAACTCGCGGTCGGAGTCGAGCAGGACGGAAGCCCGTTTGATGCTGTCGTAGACGTTCGACCGTGTCCGCTGCAGCTCGCGCCCGATCTGGGCGCCAGAATATCCACAGCACATGTGCAGAAGGTGCGCAACGGTGTGCCGTGCGTCGGCCAGCTCGCGGTATCGGTGAACGGACACGAGCGCGCGAGGCGTCACGCCGTAGACCTGGCACACGGCATGGATGACAATTTCGGCGACGGCGTCACCATCGGACAGGGTCATGATGTCACCAGTCGAGGTTTGCGCATGTGTGGTTCCCGTCGGCATGCTCGAAGATAACCCATGACGATGGCGATTGCAAGGGAATGAGGGCTATCATGCTTCGCCGATCGTGCGTTCGGTAGCGCCTGATGATAGCGTCGCGCTTAGGGCCTTCTAAGACCCTAGCCTGCGTAAAGGTTCCCTCAGCACCTTCCGACGCCACCACGGGCACGGACGGGGGCAATTCTGGGGTCTCTGCGCTCTCCAGTTGGATGCACTCGCGTTCGTATGCCTCGGTGTACCGATCGTCACCGGGGTTCACGGGCAAGTATCGTTTGGGCTGATGCGCTCTGACGGGTCGGACCGTCGGCCGTCGGGCCGCGGACGGCGGGGCCGTTTGCACCACCTTGGGTGTTTCGTCGATGTAGATGGAGCGGCTGCGGATTAGTTTTTTCATGGGGTCGGGTTTGGAAGGTTGTAGGGTTGTATGGTTGTACGCTATACTCTATACTCTATATATATACACTTTTTTTTTATGTTAAGAGAATAAGGTTACAACCTACAACCATCTGCGTAACTGCCTTGTTCCATTGGGCCTATCGGGTTGTAAGGTGGTTGTAAGGGTTGTAAGGTCAAGCCCACTTGACGACCCAAACGTACCTAACTAGGCCGTTTTTCTTCTTCCCGATGCGTACAAAACCGCCAGAATGGAGCGCTTTGCCCAGATTAAGTTGTAACCTGTCGTCTGACCTTACAACCGCTTTGAGCTCGTTGAAGTGCCTTTCGGCCAGCTTTGCGGCCAGCTCCGAAGTCATCAGCGTTTCGACACCATGGGCGTTCTGCTGATCCCTGCCGACGGGGCTGCAGTACTTCGCCAGCAGCTCCTCGGCTTCGTTGGTCATCTGGTGGGCCTTATTGCGTACGTTGATCTCTTCGATCGTGTCACGATCGAACCAATGAGTCTCTCCCGTTCGATAGTAGTGATGTGCTTGCGCCCAGACCTGATCGATGTCGATCTTGCGGAAGGCCTCGATGTTGATGTTGCCACCCACGCGGATCACGGGAAAGCGCCGGCTGCCCGTCTCGTCGTTGAGGAACATGACCTTGTTAACCGACCCAATGAACGACGCTCTGCGCTGATGTTCGGATCGGAACCGTGCGTATGTCTGGCGGAAGCGTATATCCTCTTGCGTGATGATGCGCTTCATGATCTCGGCTTCCTTGCGGTTCATCGTCGCCAGCTCATCGTCGACGTACATGAACGACCCGGCGATCGCATCCAGCGTGTCCTTGTCGCCGGTGATCGTACCGACGGTCAGGTAGCGCCGCAGCTTTGGCGGGCATAGGCCGAGGATAAAGGTGGTCTTGTAAACGCCCTGGTCCCCTTGCAAGATCGGGCATATGTGGTTTGCCTTGCCTGTCGTCGCGCACGCCACTGCGGACATCATCCAGTTCCCGATGACGGTGTAGATGTACGACCGTGCAGCTTCGACGTCGGTGTCGTCTTCGGGTATGGGGATGCATTCGGCGATAGACTCGAATCGATCGACGTTATCCCACGTCGGCAGGTCACGGAAGTATTCGGCGATGGGGTCGTGCTTAGGGCTGAAGTCTGACGTCACGATCTCGACGATGCGGTCTTTGTTGACGTTGATGTTCTCCGCGCGCAGCTCCCTAAGGATGGAGTGCATGCGGTAGTCGTCGAAGTTGTGCCACTCGCCTTCGGTGTCGTCTATGCTGCAATATTCGACCTGGTGGCGCACGACGTTGAAGCGCCAGCGGTAGAACGCTGCGAGGTACTTCTCGACGGCCTTGATGGCCTCTTTCGGCTTTGGCGGGTCGTCGTACATGCCTGCGGGCGGGTTCCATCCGTAGCGCTTGGCGTGGTAGATCAGCGTCCCGATACCCACGCGATGCAGTCGCCGCTGCAGCTTGTACCGCACGTCGCCGTGTGACATCTCGGGCCACTTACTTGTGATAAGGTCGAAGGCCACGTCTTCGGGAAAGCTGTTGCCGACGGCAGAAACGATGCGCATCCAGTCGAGGTATTCGATCTTCTCAGGGATGACGGCGAGCATCTTGCGTATCTCTTCGACTGGCGGCACTCCTGACGGGATGTACATACGCGCCTGCTTGGTCTCGTGCTGTATGCAGTTCATGCGCTCGACGGACGCCTCGACGAAGCTGCGGTCACAGACGTTGCCGAGGACGTGCATGGTGCAATCCTTGGACCCGTAGAACAGGTTAGCGATCGCACTGGCTGCCGTGTCGGCGTTGAAGCGGTCGATGAACGCATCGACGATGCGCTTGTATGCGTCGGCATCGGTGACAAGGTCGGGCAGGACAAAGACGACGCGCATCTTATGATGATCGTCGGTATGTGACGACGTGGTGTAGATCATGGCCGCCTGGCGCCTCACGTTCTCATCACGGAGGATATCGTCCAGGCTGACGTAACCTTCTTCGTCGTTGCGCCTGCGCTTTCCTGTTACGCTGTCGACGGTGTTATCGATGTCGATGGCGACGAGCCGCGCCGACACCCATGATGCGTTATTGCGTGCAGCTTTGCCGTCGCTGCGGGTCTTGAGCCATGCGGGTGTAAAGGGGTGCCCCTGCTGGACGTGTGCCGCCAGTTCGTCCAGGGTCATATACACCGGCTGCATGGAATGATTCAGAGCGGCCATCTCGGCGGGAAGCGCCTTGTTTACGACCGTCGTGTTGACAGATAGTCCGATCTGCATAGTATCTTTGTGATGAACAGTGAATGATACGGCGAAGCCCCGACGCGATCTATCGTGCCGGGGCTTTCCGTTTGTGGATTAGAACGGGAGGCCATCGGGCACGTCTGCCGTCGTTGCGGCCTCGCGTACTTCGGCGATGGATGTACGGACGGGCTTAGGCGATGCGTATGCTGACGTGTCCTGAATGAATGCCGACTTCTCGCACTTGGCTGCGATCTCTTCGGCGGCCTTACACAAGAGTTCGATGATGGGCGTAGCGTCTGGCGTCATCTTGCCGTTGACTTTGACCATCGCCATCTCGGGGAACGGCTGCGCCCCGTTGCGCTTGTCTTCTGGCACGCGGTGCGATACCCACCGACGCGGCAGCTCCTTATCGCCTTGCGTGACCTTGCAACCGACGAAGTACTTGTCCGGGTCGTTCTTGTCGGCCATCTTCCACGGTACGAGCGTTACGGGCTTGACAGGGTCGAACGCATCGGACGCCAGATAGCTGATGACAGCCCGTGCATACGATCCGTCCATGCGGTCGGTGATGATGTACGTATCGTCACCGTCTGCGAAGTTGAAGCAGAACTGTGATCCATAGTCGTTGTCCGTCATGCGGATGTTCTGCAGGCGTCCGGTGAACGCCTCATGCCTCTGCTCGTATACGGTGTTGCCGACCTTGTTGACGCGCGCGATGAAGCCCTCGCGTGGGTCTCGTGACCGCAATACGATTTTGCCGTCGGCGAACGACGCCCACGTGGCGACGCTCTGACCTGTTGCGTGATGAAAACCCATAGGGTACCTCTTAGGTAGTGGTTGTGCCCGCCGTGGATCGGCGGTTTGGAAATCGTTGCATTGCCTTGTCGACGCTGTCGATGACCACGTAGGGCATCATGTAGCGCTCGCAGGTGTCCATGAACTTACGCTGCTTCTCCGAGAGCCGTCCGCCGGGCTTCTTGATCTCTACGAAGACGGCGCCGTGGCTGTGGAAGACGATCCCGTCGGACAAGCCCGCGGTTTCGTTCGTGTTGACGATGCGGTAGGACGCCAGCCGCGTCCCGTGCTCGGTCATGTGCACCGACGAGTTGACGCGGACGACAAGGTAACCGTTCCTAACGATAGCGTCGAAGATATCCTTCTGGAGCTTAGACTCCGAGCGGTTGTACTTGGCCCGCTTGTCTGCCCGTTCGGCCTTGACTTTAGCCTGATGCGCTGCCCGCAGTTCATCGTCACGGTCGAAGATGTCAAGCACTGCCATACGGCGCCTCACGGTCGTACTTGACTCCGTATCTGTCTAGCACCGTGCGGACGTCACTACGGGCACGCACGACGCCTTCGTGGGGAACGTAAACCTTGATCTCGCGGACGATCGGCACCGGCGCACGGTCTTCGATGAACAGCCGGGCGGCCTTCTGGCAGTAGAGCACTGCGGTATCGATCGTCGGAATGCTCTCGATCACCTCATCGTGTCCGTGACGTTGGAGCATCTCGTCGCGTCTTATGACGGCTGCGTACAGTGTCGTCAGCATCGCATCGGCATCGTTGTAGTCGTGCGTAAATGCTACGCTGTTACGCTTCTGTGTGCCCTGTACGTTGAAGGATATGGCAATGAAGGGCCGCCCTGTTCTCCAGTTGAGGGCCATACCGATATAGCGCAGGGGATGGATGGAGCGCATCATACGGCGGCTCCTTCGACGTCATCCAGCAGCACGACGGCATCTTCGGTAATGGTCTGGCCGGTGAGGGCTTGCCACTTCGCCCGTGCGCTGTCGTCGGGGTTTTCGATGGTGATGGTCGGCATCTCCATACCCAGACCGACGGGGCCGCTGACAGTGAGGTAGGGGCGTGGTGAGGCGTTGTGCATCGCGTGCCAAAGCTCGCACCGCAGCGAGGCCTCGTTAGGCTTGCAAGCGGCCGTCTGGTTGACGAGCTTGTACGTCGGCGTCTTCTGCCAGTCGTTAGGGTGCCAGTTGAACGTGAAGACTACGCCCTGACCTAGTGCCTCGCGGTACTGCTCGTTGAAGGCGATGCGGTACATATCCAGCTGCACGGC